GTTCTTAAAGAAGTTAATTGTCTAACGATACTCTAAATGCTTAGGGTAGTTAATATCACCCTTGACTTGGATTAATTCAATCAACTAATGTAGACGTAAGACCTATCAATGATTGTCTATCATTACTTTACACACTCAAGGATACTACGATACCTCGAATCACTCGAGTATCTACATCAGTCATAGCAGCACCTACGGGGGGACCCAGGGACTGACTCCAGTGTTTAAATTAACAATCATAATTAGATGAGAGAAGGATTTGAGTCAAGGGACACTGTAGGGACATTGGATTCAATTAATAATAGATTTAATTAAGTAATTGTGGATAACTATGTGGATAACTTTAATTACGTGAGAAAAGCAGGTTTCGGCTTTACTTTAGTCTGTTTATCAGCTACAATCGAACCTAAGTTCACTACTTAAGTAAACATGAGTTCTGCGGACAACTTTCATTACCTTTAGAGGATAACCTTTAGTAATCACCTATCTCCTTTCAGGGAGTCTAGGACGGCTCTAAAGCTATCAACGAAAGTGAGAGAAAACACCTCACAACACTTCATATAACTTAAGTTAACTTAAGTATCTTAAGTAGAAGTAACTCCCTCGTCTTTAGTCTACTTAAGATACTTAGGTAGTTCGATTGATGTTTATAATGTTTATTACTTAGCCCTATAATTGGATAACTAAATGGTTGATAAAAGAAAGACTATGCCTCACCTTTTTAAGAAAGGTCAAATCCCTAACCCTAATGGAAGACCTAAAGGTTCTGTTAATAAATACACTCAACTTGCTAGAGAACTCTTAAGCTCCAGAGGTGAAGAGATTGTTCAGGTGGTCATTGCTAAGGCGTTGAAAGGTGATGTTCATTGTTTAAAGATGTGTATGGATAGAATCGTACCTGCTCAGAAAGCTATTGAGATTAAACATACTAAGAGTGAAGGTGGGTTGACTATTAATGTTGGCACGACTGAACAAATAGAAGAAATGGCTAAGGTCAATAAACCTAAGAGATTAAAGACTAAGAAAGATGATGAGGTCATTGCTGAGGTCTTAGACTAGATGGGTGTTTTAAATGTTGAGCTACATCCTGCTCAATTAGAGATATTCCAATCAAAGGCTAGATTTAAGGTAATTGCTGCAGGAAGACGTTTTGGTAAGTCTAGATTAGCTGCTTGGATTCTACTTCTTAAGGCGTTAGAGTCTGATTCTAAGGATGTCTTCTACATCGGTCCTACCTTCCAACAATCTAAAGATATCATGTGGAATATGTTGAAAGAGTTAGGCGGAGACCTGATTCAAGACACGTATGAGAATACTGCTAGAATAACACTAACAAATGGTAGAAGAATATACTTAAAAGGTTCTGATAGACCTGATACCCTCCGTGGTGTTGGTTTAGCCTACGTTGTTATGGATGAGTATGCTTCAATGCGACCTGATGTGTGGGAAATGATTATTAGACCTACACTTGCTGACGTAAGAGGTGGTGCTATGTTTATTGGTACACCTGCTGGTAAGAATCACTTCTATGATTTGTACATGGATGCTGAGAAAGACGATGATTGGGAAGCCTTCTCTTTTAACTCCACAGATAACCCCTATATTCCTGAAGATGAGATAGAATCTGCAAGAGCTGCTATGTCATCTATGGCATTTAGACAAGAATTCGAGGCATCCTTTGAAACCTTCTCTGGTGGTATCTTTAAAGAGGAATGGTTCTTACAAGGTAAGGAACCTGAAGAAGGTAATTACGTTATTGCTGTAGACCCTGCTGGTTTTGAGGCTTCTGAGAAGGAAAGGGGGCTTAAAACCTCTAAATTAGACGAAACTGCTATTGCTATTGTTAAGATTGATAGAGATAAGTGGTGGGTTAAGGATATTATGCACGGTAGGTGGTCTATTAAAGAGACTGCTACTAAGATATTAAAGGCTGCAGAGGTAAATCAAGCTACTACTGTAGGTATTGAGACTGGTTCCTTGAAGAATGCTATCATGCCTTATCTAGAAGATGAGATGAGAGCTACTAATCGGTTTATACATATAGATGAGTTACGTCATGGTGGTAAAAAGAAGTCAGAACGTATCACTTGGTCCCTTCAAGGTCGGATGGAACACCAACAAATCACCTTTAATGAGGATAAAGACTGGAGATTCTTCATATCCCAGATGCTTGACTTCCCTTCACGTCTATCACACGATGACCTGCTGGATGCCTTGTCCTATATAGACCAAGTCTCTATTGCTGACTTCGCCCACTCTATACAATTCGAGGAAGATTGGGAACCTGAGGATATTATTTCAGGTTATTAATGAAATTAGGTGATATTCCTATTTACTTTATGATATATTACGGGTAAATTCCTAAGGTACTTGTGCTATATGTTTGAAAGTAAGGAAACTCAATACCAAGCTTTAGCCTCATGGCTCACATACAGACTAGAAGGTTGGCGAACCCATAGAGATATTAACTATGTTACACAATGGGATGAGTATTACCGACTTTGGCGCGGTATTTGGTTACAATCAGATAGAACTAGAGACTCAGAGAAGTCTCGAATCATTGCTCCTGCTTTACAACAGGCAGTTGAGTCCTCAGTTGCAGAATTAGAAGAAGCTACCTTTGGTAGAGGTAAATGGTTTGACATTCAAGACGATATGTTGGACCAAGATAAGACTGATGCTGAATATGTCCGTAATCTACTACAAGAAGACCTAGAAAAGACTGGTGTTAAAGATTCTGTCTGTGAGATATTCCTTAATGGTGCTATTTATGGTACTGGTATTGGTAAGATTGTTGTTGAACAGAATGTAGAGCGTTCTCCTGTAGAACAACCTGTTGAAGGTACTATGACTACAACTAGGCAGCTTACTGAGTACCCATCTATTGATGTTAAACTAGAACCTATCTCTCCTAAAGAGTTTTTAATTGACCCTTCTGCTAATTCTATTAATGATGCTTTAGGTGTTGCACATGAAGTTATTAAACCTAGATATCATATTGTTGAAGGTATTAAGTCTGGTATTTATCGTGATGTTCCTTTAGATGGTGATTATGATACTATTAGATTCGGCTTTGACCCTGAGATTAAACAAGCTGATGAGTCAGATTCAGTTAAGATTACAGAATATTGGGGTTTAGTTCCTAAAAGGTTCCTTAAAGCTAATATAGATAAGGATGATTTTGAATATACTAAGAAGGATGAGCTTGTAGAAGCTGTCGTTACTTTAGTAAATGATGAATACATCCTAAGAGCAGAGGAAAATGCTTTCATGATGGTAGATAGACCGTTTATAAGTTATCAACATGACATTGTTCCTAATAAATTCTGGGGTAGAGGTGTTTGTGAGAAAGGTTACAATCCTCAAAAGGCACTAGATGCTGAGATGAGAGCAAGAATTGACTCTCTCGCCCTAACAACTACACCTATGATGGCAGCAGATGCGACTCGGCTACCTCGTGGTATCAAGTTTGAGGTTAGACCTGGAAAAACTATACTAACTAATGGTTCACCACGCGAAGCTTTAATGCCTTTGGACTTGGGAACCACAGACCAAAGCACGTTTACTCAGGTTGCCTCCCTTCAAAACATGATTCAGATGGGAACTGGCTCAGCTGATGTCGGTAATGCTGATAGAGCTACCTCTTCAGGTATGTCTATGGCACAATCTGCCTCTATTAAGAGACAGAAACGTACCTTAATGAACTTCCAGAACACTTTCCTTATCCCTTTGATTAATAAATCAATGTGGCGTAAGATTCAGTTTGATGTTGAGCGTTACCCTGTATCAGATTACAAGTTTATTCCATACTCTACTATGGGTATCATGGCTAAAGAGCTAGAGATGCAACAGATGGTACAGATGTTACAAGCTATTCCTAAAGATTCACCTGCGTTCAACGTGATTATGGTGTCTATGATGCAAAACTCATCTATACATAATAGAGACCAGATTGTTCAGCAACTTATGCAAGGTAATCAACCTAATCCTGAGCAGCAACAGATGCAACAACAGCTAATGATGCTTCAGATGCAGAAGTTACAAGCTGAAGTTAAGAAGTTAAATGCGGAAGCTGATGAAGAAACCGCTAAAGCTACTAAATGGTATGCTGAGGCACAAGAGAAAGCTCCAGATGAACTTAAATATCAAGAGAAAGCTCTTAAGATACAGAAAGAGATGATGGCTATTGAGAAAACTAAGGCTGATATTATAAATAAGAACTCTGAGACTGCTAGAAATGTTCCTGAAGTGGACCATCTTAAGTCTGAGACTATATTGAACATGGCTACCGCTAGAGAAAAGGCAGCTAGGACACCTATTACAGGAACTTATCAATAATGGGAATGTTTGATTTTATATTTGGTGACGATGTAGAAGTTGACCCTAGAGAAAAGCAAGCTTTAGATTATTACAGGAAACACGGTAAAGTACCTAGAACTGCAAAAGGTTGGTTTATTAATTACATACCTAAAAGTTTAGGAAGTGTAGACAGACAGAACTGGATGATGCAGACAGATGGGGCTTTACAGGTTAAATGAAGACTGATGAGCAATTCCTAAAAGACAGATTAGATTTATTTGAAACTGAAGGTTGGTTAGACCTGATAGAAGAATTAAAGAACATTGACCGTAGTGTACGAGACGTTGACACTATGAAAAACGAACAAGACCTTTGGCACGCTAAGGGTCAGTTGCAACAGATAGGTTTATTATTAAGCCTTGAAAGTGCAACTAAACTAGCAATGGATAACCTGGAAACAGACCCATTATAAAAATAACTTCATAACCCCATGTGGGCGGAGACCAAGAAAATGAGTATAGTAGTAGATATAGCACCAGAAGGTGTAGCAGAACAGGTAACAGAAGCTCCAGTGGTAGGGCAAGAGGTTCAACAAGAACCAACTTACGAACCACCAGAGAAGTATGCTGGGAAGACACTAGAAGATGTGATTGGGATGCACCAAAATGCTGAGAAGGTATTAGGTAAGCAAGGTCAAGAGGTTGGACAACAAAGACAGTTGATTCAACAATTGATGCAACAATCACAAGCTAGTCAAGCTACTGAATCGACAGAAGAAGTTGTCAGTTTCGAGGATAGTTTTTACGATGACCCTGCTAAGGCAGTAAATTCAGCGATAGAGAACCATC